AGTGCCAAAAATGTAAACGTTCCAGATAGTGCTTATGGTGAAACTGTTAGATATGCCGTAACAGAAAGTTCTACGATGGATGAAATTCTTGATTTATTTGTTGCAGGATTTAATGGTTTTTGGAGGACTGATCAAAAAGGCAAACTTGAACTAGTGGTTCCTGATGCAGATTCATCTCCAGCACTAGTATTTAATTCCGACTCTATTGTTGATGGCAGTGTACAAGAAGTAGAAGTATTTTCAGCCTTTCAAACCGTCACATTGGTTTCGAAGCAAAAGTATGAAGAAGATAATGTTGCAAATGCTGCATACAGAATATCAGAAAGTACTGAAGCATTAACTGGACACTTCAACGAGGAAAAAATAATTGAAGTTGCAACAACAGATTTAACTAAGCTGGCTGAACTATCGCAAATCTATACAAAACGTTATGGAGTACCTAGAAAATTATATTCAGTAGATGTGATTGATCTTGGTGCGGTAGCCGTAGTTGGAGAATATGCCATTCTCACGTCAAATTTAATAAATACTCAAGGCATTATAGAAAAGATAACGCGATCTGGTCTTTCAAGTGTCGATACAATTGAGATATTAATTTAATGGCACACTCACAACAAGACAACATTTATTTTTCTAGTTCTAATGTAATTGAAGATTCGTCACTTACCGTTAATGAAGATTCAAGTACACCACTTGATTGGATAAAGAATTCCACACGAAGCCGTTTCACACGTTGGACCAATCCGGATGGCATATTCACAGTTAAGGCTGACCTAAAACAAAAAAGTAAAATAGCCTATTGCTGCATAGCTGGCCATGATTTGCCCCCAACTGCAAAAGTACGATTCTTGATTTACAATGAAAATGGGGATTTGCTCCATAACAGTACTTACACTGAAGTTGGAGATTTAATTCCTGCTGGCGAATTTATAGCAGGGCAAGATCGCTGGAATTATGTTGGTGATGCACTCCAGAATATTCATTTTCACAAGCTTGATGTACCGGTATTAGATGCTACAAAAGTTTGGACACAGATTGATCACGGTTATACGTATGAGCCACCACCAGAGCCGGTCACAAATGAGACAACTACTATAACGGTAGAATCGGACGGGGTATTAAGACAGTCAGATGTTACTGGTATCGTTTCAGTCGAAGCAGAGAATTGTGAAAGAACTAATGCGGGTTCAGATGCATGGGTTGAGCAAACTGATACTGATGCTTCTAATGATATTCGAATGTATAAGAACAGCAATATCTTCTATCCACAAACAGGAACCGGACCGAGTTTAAAATTTGTTTTTAATGCTGTTGATTCTGGGACTCACAAGATATGGTTACGTACTAAGTCTGAAGCCAATCAAGGTAATTCACTTTATACAGTGTTTGATGGCGATAGTTCTATAAACGTGTTCGTGCCGTATGCAGATTTTACGGATGGGAATTTTCAATGGCACAACACTAAGACTGTAAACCTTGTGGCTAATACGCTCCACTCCGTAGAAATATTCGCTCGGGATAGATTTCTCAGCGTCGATAAAATTTTAATACTTCCTAATGGCGATGCACCTCCAGCAGATAATAATGAAGGTCCAGCAGAATCGGAGTTTGGAACGATCACTACAACCACCACTGATGGTGTAACAACTGTAGAAGAACAAATCTTTAAAAATTACGTAAATATCAGAACTATTATGGCTGGTGATTTAGTTCAGTTATTTGAAAACCCTGAACATGGCTTATCAATAAGCTACACCGATGATCCTTCAAATATAAAAACAGAAAGTGGATATTTCGTTTCTGATAAATCACAGAACAAAGTTAGAGAAGTGACTTTTGATTTGGCCGTGTTAGAAGCTCGTGATCGTCGAGTTATGGTAGAGCTAGCAAAGAAGTATAGGGGTAAACCATTCTTGGTTAATATCTATCCTACAACTGGAGGTGTTATTACAGCTCAACATCTTTTCTTGTGCAAAATAATAAACAGATTGAATTTTAGTTATGACTTACCTGATATTCACTCTACAACCGTGACATTAGGGGAGATTTAATAATGGCTCAAATAACACCGATACCTATTCTTGATTTAACTCAGCAACGCATAAACGATGGCGATACTGACTTACTAATTTCGAAAGTAAACGAGATGCAAAACAAATTTGAAAATTGGAGTAACGCTGCTAACACATTTAGATCTGAAGTATTCGGAAGTGTCGGGCTACCTTTGGCTGGTGGTACATTGTCGGGCAATATCGTAATTGAAAAAACCAACAACGCAACAATAAATTTAGATTCTGTTGTTGGTGGTTCTAGTAATCTAAAATTCCTGAGACAAGGAATTGATGAAACTTCAATTAATAGCGGAATTGTAAGAACTCTAATAAATCGCACTGTTGGCAGTGATGCAGTAAATTTGTCGATATACAATACCTATTTTCAAGTTGATGCACCTTTATATGGAGCGCATACAACTAGCGGTGATCTAAACACAACACTATCAAGCAAATCATATGTGGATACGAAATTAGATTTGGCTGGCGGTTCAATGACTGGAAATCTGACCATTAACCATACGCTTGGAAATGCAACTTTGGTTTTAAATTCTGCTGCTCCACATTCAGGTTTTTCTACCATCTTGTATCGTAGAGATGGAAGTAATACCTCTCTGATGCAAAGTACACATACTAGATTGTTGTCCAGATGGGTACATTCTTCTGGTGGAACGGATACCGATTTTTCACTTTACAATTCAAGAGGTGAAATCAACAAAGAAATTCGCGGTGTTTCTACCTTGAGTAGTGATCATGCAACAACCCTCACAACAAAAGATTATGTTGATTCTGTTGCTGGAGTGCCAACGTCTGGTGGTGAGTTCACCGGTGATGTGACATTTTCTAATGGTACTAGTGACGTTGGAAAAATACTTTTACAAGAAAAGGGATCTAATGGTTCGAATACATTTCATTTTAAAGCGGCTAATTCAATGGGTGCTTCATACGGTTTAAAATTCCCTGCAAATGACCCACTTGATAACAGTTCTGATTGGGTTTTAAAAGCTAGTGGCCCTGCTGATGGTAGTGGAGATGTAGAACTATATTGGAATAGAGCTGTTATGTCGGCTGGTGGAGAATTTACTGGCCCAGTAACATTTTCAAATGGAGCTAATGATGCAGGTAAAATATTATTCAAGGAGGAAAGTAGTAATGGTACGGCATATGTTGCTTTGAAGGCAGCGCCTAATATATTTAATGGTTCTTATACTATGACTTTACCTGAGGAAAAACCTTTTACTGATTCGCGGCTGCATACTTCTGAAGTTACAGATTCTAACGGCGATTATATATCCTTTTGGGCTGATAATGAACGTGCACATACAAGGAAATTTATATTAGATGGTGATTCATTAACACCTGATAGTGCTGAAATTGAATTTCGTACTTCTTCACTTAATTCTCTTACCTTAAAGGCAAACGTATCAAATACTGATAATTACACAATAGTATTTCCAGCAGGCAAACCATCGGTAAATCAAGTACTAAAAGTTGGTTCAATAAGTGGTGAAACGGTTAATATGATTTGGGCTGCAAATTAATAACTATGTTTAAGAACATAGAGAAATAATAATGGAATATTTTGCAGTACTTTTTAAATACAGTTGGATGATGCTTATAGTTGTCGCGGGTGCGATAGTTAATTTATTGAAGCACTTACTGGAATCTAAACAAGATGAAGAAAACGATAATGCTTTTTCTTTGTTGCAGGGTGCATATATAACTCTTGGTAGTTTGTTCTCTGGTTCTTGTGTCGGTTTAATCTCAACTCACTTTATAGATAGCACATTAGTAATTGGTGGCTTGGCTGGTCTTGCAGGTTATCTTGGTGTTCGTGGCCTTGAAGAAGCTTTTGATATGGTTGTTGATTGGATGAATGCCATGATCAAGTCAAAAAATTCAGAAGATCGTAAAGTAAACATTAACGTAAATAATAATCGAAGAAATAGGAAAAAAACAAAACGGGCTGAAACAGAGTCTGATGATTGGGGAGTAATAGACAATGACAACGATAAAAACTAAAAACCAACGAGCAAGAAAAGCTGCTGGTTTAAGTCTAAAAGGACTATCAAAAGCTTGTTTTATTATGGGTATTATCATGTTATCAACAATCTACGCGCAGTCTCTTTTTCCTGTTGTAGCGTTTGAAGATTATGAAATAATTTCTGCAACCGATGATGAAATTATATTAAATGTCTCATTAGTGAAGTTATTAGATGAAACCAGACTTTCCGAAACAGAAATTTGGTTCGGGCGTAGTGAATTCGGACGGTATTTTCAAATTGAGGGAGAATATATCAGGGAGAATAATCCAGATTATATTGAAGGTTCTCGACCAAAAAGTTATTTAAGACAGCGCTTAGGCCAAGTAGCTTTCTACGATACCAACGATGTCATTAAAGAGCCGATTCATGAAGTAATGTTCATCCTTCAACACTCTGATGATAACGATTTGGAATATGATTCTGAAAAACCAAAAGGCAATAGGTTCTACCAAGAGGGCGATATCAGGTTTACCGTTGTTGGTCCTTTCGATGTGACTAAATGAATAGAAATCAGCGTAATAAAATAAAAATGCACTTAATAATAATCGTCTTTATTATTTTAATCACTTATTCACTTGCTACAGGACTCTAATTTTTATGGCAGTAAACAAAGACAAGCTGGCTACGTGTCAGATTCAGGTAGAAGCTAGAATTAATTTATTACTTGATCATATTCAAAGAAAAACATGATCAAGGTGTTTATATAGAATCAAAATGGTTTTTACTATTAAATAATTTAATGCAAATTGATGATGCTGCAAATAGAATGATAGGAGCTGAGGCCGGTGCTGACGGTGCTGACGCAACAGTGGGCGTTTAAGAAACTCTCTTTTTGTACTTCAATCTTTGAATTTTGGTTTGGAACATTTTCTCGGTCTTTTTTTGGTTCATGAATTTTATCAACTGAGATATCTTCTCAGGGTCAGATAATTCGTTCCCCGAAGTTATAATTGGTCTTGTGTATGGCTTCTTTCTTGACATTATTAAGTATTTAGCCATAGCGTTAATTCAATACAACTAAATACTAAAACACACACGAGGATTTTATTATGTGGTTTTGGATATCATTATTTTTATTCGTATTTTTTATTCGCGCTTGCTATTTGATCGGTGTCTATAAAAAAGAAAACGAAAAACTAGAAGCTAATAACAAAGATATACGCGAAAAAAACAAACAGTTGATTGTTCTGAAAAATACGAAACAGTGGAAGTGAAAATTAACGCGCTCCATACCTAACAATAAATTCTTCTCTAGACGTTAATTGTCTATTGATGATTTGTTCAGCCTTTTTCTTTTTAGCTTGAAAAATTATATCTAAATTATTCTGTTGATCATCCAAACACTCTTTGTGAAGACTCTTGGTATCATCTTTCTTTTGAATTATTATTATCTGTTGTTGTGCAACTGCTTTTTCTTTTGCTAATTTTTCAGCCTTTATTTTTGCGTAGTATTCTCTATTAGCAATTGCTTTTTTATGTTTATCACTTTTTCTATAAGATTCTTTTCGTTTTTCTCTGAAATAATTAGGATGCTTTAATTTATAATTAGCTGTTGCAAGTTTTGAGCATTCAGCACAACATCCATTGGCAGTGTAGCGGATTGTTTTATGTTGATCTTTACGAATACATTCAGTGCCGATATAGAAACGTGAATTAGTATCTATGGCAGTCTGTCTGTCAAACGGTATTTCTTCTTCTGTAAATTCTTTCATTTTTGTTCTCCTATTAAATTAGTTCTAATGCGTCTAGTGCATCAGATATTTGTTTAGTGTCTGTTTCGAATTTATTCATGGACATACAAGTAAGCAGTAGATCATGTATATCAACTTCTTCTGGGCCGGTTATATCCACCAGTTCAGAGTAGTGTTCACAATAATCAGTGTGTTTAGATTCTGAAACATTTAAGAAATAGTTATTGATTTCTTTGTATGCAGTTTCAGTCAGTGCTGATTTATTGTGTAGCCAAATATTTCTGAAGTAACTCCAACTTTCATCAGAAATAAAAAGAATCTTTTCTTCTAGGATGCTGTTCATACTGCTTTCAACCATTTGATAATTTCACAATCATCTGGATTTATGATTTGTTCATCAATCTGATTAGGATGAACCCAAGCTTCATCTTTGGTTCCTTTCTGGCAGTTCTGAGTCTTGGTGATTAGTTGCAGGTTATCTTCATGGTGTAAACCGCCATTGTGGAGAGATATAACATGGTCCGTCTGGATTTCAGAATCATATATGGAATTTAATTCACTGGCTACGCGATAGAACTCTGCAATTTTATCTTCGTCAGCGTCTATAGGTGTTTGTAGTTTTTTTAGTGCTCTACGTTTTGCAGTGTAACCAGCACACTTATCTTTATTTGCTTGGTTCCATGCCTTTATTATTGCAGCCTGATATTCTGTATTATCATTTCTGTATTTTGCACTTCGTTCTTTACCACACTCGACACAACAACCACTTTTAGTTCTACGTTCAGATGTATGGCCATGAATGCATGGTTTTTTCGTATTATATAATGGTGCTTTAATTCTTATAGCTTCAGCTCGATTGTTTGGATAGTTCATTTTCTATTTCCTTTTATTATTATTGTTTTTCTGTTCCTCTTATTTCTATTTATGCTGGAAGCACTCCAGGAAATCTTTTTTTGAATTAATTGTTAGTGCTTGCATAAATAAAATAACAATTGGAGAATTAAAATGAATATTAAAAATAGAATTAAAAGTGTTAGAACAGAAGTAATGGTTTCACTGCATCATGCGCTGAAGTGGGATAGTTTGTTATTCATGGCAGTAGTGTTTTTTGCGTTATCGTTTATTCCAGCCGTTAAAGAAGACAGTCTAGAATTATTGAATATGATAATAACTTTCTTTATTTTATATGTGATTGTTTTTACTTTGACACTGGTAAAACAGTTGGTGGTGGAACAATGGAAAAAGAGAAAGCCTAAAGCTATAATTTAATTATAGTGTGTGGAGTGCTGGGTTTATAACTTCAGGCTTTGCATCATTTCTATGTGGTCCATATTTTCATACGGATTTGATTGTTTTGTTAGTAGTTGATTGTTTGCTGCTAATGCAACCAGCTTGGTTATCTCAGACGCTGTGATAGCGTCTGTATCGAACTTTTCAGCATGGAAGATAAAGGCTTCAGGTCTATGAGCAATCATTGAATACTGGAGCTTGGCTTTGGAGTCAGGTAGGTTTTTAGCTTTTAGTGCAAAGAACTGTTTAAATTGCTGGCAAATTAATTCTTGATTCTCTTTTGATGGTAATTCTGATGGCCAAACATATCTATTCTTAGCTTTCTTATAAGTTGATCGTTTCGCTCTTTCTTTTAATTCTTTACGCTTCTGTTTGAATTCTTCTATATCTGCACAGTTACCAAGCTCCTGAATATCGTTCTTTGGATTTGTTAGACCCGCTACAAGGTTTGTTAGTGGATGGCCCTCTGATGCTAAGAGTGAAACAAAGAAGTCTTCAAACTCAGTTACAGGCTCTCCTATTGGAAAAGATTTTAATACTTGAGTTTCAAAATCAATCTCATATTCCCAAAGTAGTCTTATAAAAGCTCTACTTGCATAGTCGAATTCGATGCTTGATTTTGTTTTAGCGTGATATCTATGTTCCTTTTCTCTAGGAGATTGTTCTTCATTATTAGAGTGTCTTTGTGTCTCTCCCACGTAGAACATTATCGTACTGTCTGAAGGTAGCGTTGAACCATAGACTCTGATGCTATTCATCTTATTAATAAATGCAGGCTTGTCTCCATCTGATATTTCATCAAGATTAAAGCAAAGTGCATATACGGTATGTAGTTGTTTATCTTCCATTGTTAATTTATTTATAAAGAATGATTAATTTTCTGGATAAAAACAAAAAAGATATTTTATTGGAGCGATTCCTATAAATAGAAATACACAAACAATAAAATAGGTTTAATTAAAATGAATGATTCAGAAATAGCAAAAAATCAAGGCCGCTCTGAAGCTGGTCTAAAAGAACATAGACAACAATCAAAGCGTAGGTCTAAAGTAAAAACATTAATTATGAAATACGTGAAGGATAAGCATCCAACTGTTTTCTATAAGGCTAAAGCTGCTGCTGAAAAAGAGTTAGACGGTAAAGGATAATGATTTATTTTCCATCTGATAGATCGACTGCAAAGCTGTATGGTTTTAAATATTATTTTACTAATGTTGCATGTAAGAATAAGCATATATCTATTCGTAATACTAAAAGTGGTGGTTGTTTGGCTTGTTTCAGGATGAGGGAGGCCAATAGAAGAAAAACTAATCCCGAATATTACATAGAAAAAAGAAAGAGAGATAAAGAGTATCACCTTGAATATTCTAAAAAACATAGAGAAGAAAATAGAGAAGAAATAAATTTGAAAGGAAGGGTTAGATATCATAAAAATATACACAAGCAGAGAGAAAGAAATAGACAGTATACAAAGAATAATCCTGATAAAGCTAATGCACGAACTGCTCTCAGACGCGCTCGTATATCTAAAGCTACACCACTATGGGTAGCTCCACCATACAAACAAGAAGAAACACCAGAACAAAAGACAAAATTTAAAGATATTCGAAAACAGATGCAAAGTGAAATTCGTGAATTTTATACTGAAGCAGTTCGTTTAACTGATAAAACTGGAATTAAGCACGTTGTAGATCATTACTGGCCAATTACTCACGATGATCAAAGTGGTTTGCACGTACCAGACAATCTAAGAGTTATTCCAGAATCCGATAACATAGCCAAGTCAAACAAACTTCCAAACGACCCAAACGGCTGGCACATGCACCCCGATAATCCTAATAGGACCACTGAATATGATCGACTATAGATTATTCAAAACTAATGGCCATCTTGCAGATTATCAAATTGAGTCTATCGCTGATGTTAGCTATAGAGAGTGGTTTAACTACTACCATGCATATCCAGTAGATAATGATTATTTTAGAAAGTCATTAGAGGATTATTTTGGTATGAATACTTTTAATGATCATTTGAAAAACATAAAGGCAGCTAAAAACGAGATAACAACATTACTTCTTCAGGGCAGCTCTGATGATGTTCTTGGAATTTTGCATATCGTTGCCTATAAATATTTGCAGTTGATTATAAAAAATAGAATTAATGAAGGAGTTCAGGAGTTACAAACGATATGAATAACGATTTGGAATACATAAGACTCATAGAAGCATTACACGTTGTTGGCGCTAGTACCAAAACAGTTGAGCTGGCTATGCAGCAATTGAAACAGAACTTTAGGGATATGACAGTAACACTAACTCCAGTGTTAATAATATCAGATAGAAAGAAATTGATTGAAGATATGGAAGCTTTGGATGATATCTAAAATTAATTTAACGGCTGCAAGTGGATGATTAAGAACGTTTAAATTATTTAATTCTTTGATTGGTTCAAAAAAGGGTAACACGAACAGTTCTCCATCATAAATAACTTTATTAACAATAACTTTATTTGGAGAATTGATATGAGTAAGAAAAGTGAAACCCCTAAGATTGATCAGACTGCATTACCTACCTACGCTTATAAGCTCAAACGAGCCAACATTGAATCTCGTGTTCTTAAGACACTGCGAGAAGAACACTCTGAACTTTATAAAACGATACGTGAAAATGTAGTAGCTCAGATGGGTGGTGAATAAGATGATTGAACCAATATTTGAACTTGACGAATATCAATTAAAAATAATCGCTAAAGAGACTTGGAATGTATTAGCAAACAAAACATACCATGTACATCTTTCGAATTATTTGCATAGGACAACTAAAGAAAGACACTTTAAAAATGTGGTTCATTGCAAACGCCAGATAGAAGAATATTTAACTATCAACGGTGACGATAGATATATTCAAAACGATGAAATCACAGAAATGATTGTGAATAAGTTTGATCAGGTAAGAAAAGAAGTAGCACAAACAGTTAATAACTTGGAGAAAATATAATGGAGCATAAAATCAAATTACAACAAAAAGAAAGTGTCAACGATCAGCTTAATCGTTGGTGCAACGCACCCTTCATGCAACGAATTAAGGCATCAAAGCCTGAGATGTTTGAGTCTATGAAAGTAAAGTTCAAAGATAAGATTATGAAGGACCGTATGAAAGCTGATCTTCTGGCTGGTATGAGTGGTGAAGAACTTCAGAGGTTCTATGAACAAGAGCGAATAGAGATTGAAGGACAATGAACTATAAAAGCATAGACAAGTATCTAGTAATGGATGTTAGGACAATTGGCGGTGGAACTAAAGTTATAAAAATTCCGAACCCTGCCTACTATGAAGTTGATGAAGAACGATTAAAGCGATATGAAAAAACAGTAAAAGCATTGGAGAAAATATAAAGATGATGTTCCTATTAAAAAATAAATTGCTTATCTACCTCCATAGAATTAGATATCTTAAATGGTATTTGAAGTACGGTGTAACACCTTCATACTTTGATGAAAATATTAGATTTGCATGGACTGTGTTAAATCAATGGGAAAAAATGATTTCAACTAGTCCAGAAGATCAAAAAAGAATTGATGGCTTAAAACATTTTTTTTCTTCAACAACTGAAGCTGGATTTTATGAACTCTATATTCCATTTTATAAAAGTCTAGATAAAAATAATCAAGGTATGTTTGAGCCGTTATTTTATTTTGCTGAATATACTAAGAAACAATTAGCAAAATCAGTACGATTAGAAAAAGATGTACTGCTTATGGATGATATTTGACAGTTGCGGGGCAGTGGTTAGGGATGATTTGGATTATTAGGACTGTTTAGGGATGGTTGGAGATGGTTGGAGATGGTGGAAGGAATTTAATTATTATTGATTTCAAGGAGTTATAAAAAAAGTAAACATAAACGATCTTCGATCATAAATAAAAGAAAGAGCTAATTAATGTTCTTTTTAATTTACTAATTTAAACGGAGAAATAAAATGGGACTACAAAGAACCTACACACTAAAAGACGAAACCGTATTAGCTCAACGAGCCTACGCAAAAAGAAAATCTCAAGCAAAACAATTCTTATGGAAGCAGCTCAAGCTTCAACACCCAGAAATATTTGAATCATTGGTCGGCGAATTTAATGCAAGATACGATTCAAAAATAACAGAGCGGGGTGATATCTAATGGAAACTTATACATTTGAAGATGATCATCAATTTGATTCTTTATACGACTACGATTCTGATATTGATATGGACGCTGATTATAGAGAAGAACAGCTTATTGACATAGTAATTGGAGAATATAGCAAATTCGATCAATGTGATTACGATCATATTAATTTTAAAACTATGCTCTATGGTTTGAATTTTATAAAAGTGAAATTTCCATTTGGTGGATTTTCAAACATACAGGAAATTATAGATGTAGTTGCTTTTGATGATGGTATCTATGGCGCTCATCAAACATACATAGCCATGTTAAACCGCGAATATGAAGTTGAGTGTGACTCTAATTGTGCTGGTTGTAGTGGTTATGGTTCTCCTAATGATTGTTATCGTAATCATAATTTTTTTAAACAAATTAAGAAAGTATTAGAACCAACAGATAGATTTTATAGTCCTCTACTTCCAAGTATATATGTTGAAAACCTATATCAAGCAATGAGAGAAGCACACTCAATAATGGAGGATGACTTTGATATTTATGAAGCAATAAGTCCACTTTTAAACACTGTATTAGAAATGGAGAAAATCTAATGGAAAACCAATTAATAGACAATGCAACTAAGTTGCCTAGAAAAAAATCAGATAAGTTTGTTCATATTAGAGGACATAAAATTAATACAACTGGCCCTCGTGGTTGGTTGACAATAATTGATGATGATTTAAAACGTCAAATGAAACCGTATGGCATGTTCAACTATATGATGAATGAATTAGAAGATACTAGATTAACACTTGAACAAAAAGAAAATCTATCTGCATTATTTGTGAAGACTTTGATTTCTAGTGATGATGTTTGTTTTGGTCAAGTTGGTCTAAAACGTTCTATTAGATATCAAGTAGATTTCTTTCCACATTACGATACTGATTCTGGTCGTGGTGTTCATATAGATATAAAAAGCAGAATTCATTCTCTTGAGTATAGAGAGGAAAAGATATTCATGAAGGAAATATATATTCCATACTCATTTTTTGAATTTGGATTCATGGATCAATATGGTGATCATACTTATGGTGATCGAATTATGAAAAAGTACGATAGACCAAATCTTTTATTTCATGGAGGTTTTAGACTATGAAATTTACTCTATTACATTGGGACGTACCCAACTGGAAAACAAACAACTTAGTTAATCAGAATGTTGTTCATGATGAATACCTTTATGAATCATCTTTCAGAGAGCTTTATCAACATATGGAATCTTCTGTTCAGGAGATTACTTGTAAAGAAGCTGGTTGGTTATTAATACCTGCTGCATTTAAAGATGTATCTGATGAATCATATGATGGTGCTTATAAAATTGATTATGACACTGGAGAGATGATACCCAAATACAGAGAAGATGGTTTGTTGCATGTTCAAAGAGCCTACACCAATATCACTACAGTTGAATTTCTAGTAGTTGATTATGATGGTGGAGTAACTTTAGAAGATGCCGCAGAGCACTGGACTGGATATGAATTCTTTCTATATACAACATTTAATCATTTAGTTGATAAAGATAATGGTGAAGGTGCTGTTGATCGTTTTAGAGTTGTTGTAAAGATTAAAGAGCCTGTATCTATAGATGATTATTACAAACGGTCAGATTCATTATTGGTTCTTGCTGGTGGTAATTGTGATGAAACTACTTTTTCTCGCGGTAGAGCTTTCTACTGGCCATGCAAATCAAAAGAAAATTCTGATGATTTCATTATGGCGTATTCTGAAGGAAAGTCTGTAGACGTTCTTGGTTTAGCTGAAAACGTAGTAATTAAACGTACTGCTAAAACTGCAACTACATCTAAATATAAGAACGATAATCCTGAAGATAATCGTGCTGAAATTGCTCAAGAATTAATGCAGTGTAATTTCCCTTCTTATAATCAGTGGTTTCAGATGGTTGAAGCAATGTGTATTGCTGGTTATTCAGAAGATGAAATCTATGCAGTAACTCTTGATAATCCAAATCATGCAACAACAACTTCTGGAACACCAGATTATACAAGGTGTAGAGGCCACTATATTAGATTTGCTAATAAGATGGGTGATGAAGGTGATGCTGTAGGAAAACTAGTTAAATGGATTCAATATTATGGCAATAATAAATTCAGAACTAAAGGATATAAGAAAGACAAAGCTATTAACGAACAAGACCAAGAAATAAAAAGGTTAGAAGACTTGATAGCAAATATGAATAAAAAAAAGTTAGATAATAATAAGACCGTGGAGGTATAACAAATGGATACTAACAATAATAATAACGAAAGTGAAGTGCTAGCAGAAACAGATTTAACTGAAGAACAAGAAGCACAAGCACAGCTTGATGAAGCAAAAGCTAAAAAGGCAGAGCTGGAAGCAACAAAAGAGATTGATGAAATAATTGAAGAACTTAATTTCATGGATAAAGACTTTGATGAATTATTATCAGAGACTGGAAACGCTGTAGCTTTTGTTAAATCGTTTGATGATCAGGTTCGATTTGTCAATGAGTTAAATACTTGGGCTTACTGGGCTAATCAGAAATGGAATCTAAATGATGATTCTGAAATTCAACGTAAGTATAAAGTTGTTGTAGATACAGTCAAACAATATCGAGATGATTTAGAAGCTTTGAATCTTTTAATACCAGCAGTGGATAAAAAAGATGAATCAGCACTGGCAGCAAAACAACGTATTGGAAAGAGTCTAATTCAATCTAATATGAAACGGGTTCGTTCTTGGATTACCCAAAGCAATCAGAAAACAAGTAAAGATAGAAGTATTTCTATTGCTGCAACTCTTGATGGAATACCAGTGAAATATTCTGAATTCGATAAGAAGGGACAATTCTTTGGTGTGGCTAATGGTGTAATTGATTTGAGAGATGGTTCTTTAATTAAAGATAAGCCTGAATACATGCTTTTGAAATCATCTGAAATTGAATATGAAGAAGAAGCTGATTGCCCAGTTTGGAGAAAGGTTATATTAGAAATCATGGATGGTGATGAATCTAAGGTTGATCTATTGCAACAGATTGCAGGTTCTTGCATGGTTGGTAACTCAAAAGAGAAGATGTTTTTCTTTAACGGTGAAGGTTCAAACGGTAAATCAACTTTTGTTCAAACCATTGAAAAGATAGTTGGTGTTGCTAAGCATGGCGGTTATAAAGCTATGGCTAATCCAGATATGATTACAGGAGCCAGCAATTCAGAAAAATCATATGCACTTGCAGAATTAAAAGGTGTTCGAATGATCTGTATGAACGAACTAGGTTCTTCTGATAATAATAGAAATGATAATTTACTTGACCATACGATTGTTAAAAGAATGGTTGATTCAGATGAAGGATTAAATGCAAGACCAATTCGCGGTATACCGTTTGAATATAGTTGTGTGGCTACCATGATTGTTAATACAAATAACATTCCATCAGTTTCAACAGTTGAATGGGCAATCTGGCGTCGATTAATTATGATTCATTTTAATCGTATGTTTAGTGAAGCAGAAAAAGACCGTGATTTGGTTGACGGTAAGCTTCAAGCAGAGCTATCAGGTATTCTTAACTGGTGCATAGAAGGAGCTGTGAAGTACTTTGCCAATGGTGAGAAGTTCGATATACCAGAAGTAGTACAGGCTGATACAGATGATTGGAGAGCCAGTGAAGATAAGCTTGGTGGATTTCTTGATGCCAATGTTATGGAAGATTCTAAATCAACTATTAAATTAACAGAGTTCTTGGAGATTTATACTGATTGGTGTACTCGTAGAGGAATGTATGCTGGTGGTGAGAAGGAATTAAAGAAGCAATTAATTCAAAGAAAGTATGAAGTATCGAATGCTTTTAGTGGCGGCACAAACAGAGTGGTGGGCTATAAGATTAAAGATATTTCAGATGCCATACTGGATAATGCAAATGATAAACAGATGCTCAGAAAAGATGATTTAGATGATTCTGGAGATAATGTTTTGCGATTTTGATTGATTTTATAAATTAATTATTAAGACATACAAGCCGCTGAAATGCGGTTTTTGTCTTTATGCTGATGAAAAACTTTCTGATTACCCCCATTTACTCTATTGTTGATTTTGTTGAAGGTTTAAGAAATAACTTTCTGAATACCCCCATTTGCTCTATCGTAGTTTTGTTGAACGAAATTACTTTCTGAACACCCCCATTACATACATTATAAGGATAGACAAAATAGAGAAAATGGGGTTTTTTAGGTTTGATAAGTTCTATTACAAATATTGTTTTTATATATATTATATTATATTGTTTTTTTCTATAGGTAAGACTATATAGAAGCGAAAACCCCCATTTTGTACATTATCCCCATTATGATTGATTAAATGATTAATTTTAGATAATTAATTAATTGTTATTGATTTTCATGCACTAGCACTATTGAAATCCACATGGCGAAAAAATCAAACATAAACGGCTATCTATCATAAATACTTTTGAGTTCAGAAATGTATTTTATAGTTTTCCATTTTTGTTATTCATTGATTGATTTTGTTAATAACTTGATTTCATAATTTGCTTTATTAATATTATTAATTTGTATTTCATTTTTACCAACCTCCATAGATAGCCCAATTAATTTTGGGCTTTTCTTATTCCACTTTTAATAAATTAATCATTGAACTAATCACAACCATTATGTTCTTACCTTTATTGCAAGAATTCTATTTCCTATTCTTGCATAATTTACTATTGGAGCTGGTCAGATTAGTCAGCTCTTTTTTTTGTGTTACGTAAAATACAACAATCATAAATATCTTATACACACTTGGAGAAGTAACAATGAATAATAAAGTACAAAAACTATCAGAATCAATAAACAACATTGAAGAAGCTGTTAAAACAGTAGCTGAAATTAATTACAAATTTGAATATGACGAATCAAAACGAATAAACCCAGACAGCAATTTTGATATTGAAACAGTATTAAAACGATCAATAGAATTAACTGAATATCATGAAGATCTATTTAATTCAACAAAAACAGAAACGGTATTAGATTATAAACACGGTGAGATTGTATCTCTTTTGAAAAACCTTAAACCAAGAGTAGTGACTCTACTGGAAATATTTGAAACCAAAGTATTAGAAAATCTAAGTACTGAATTAAAACAAGCAAATCAATAATCAATAATAACTAACCAACACAATTTAAGGCTCATTAATAATGGGCCTTTTTTGTTTATGGCATATACAAAATTAATAATCGAATTAAATGTAAATACTTAATGAAGAAAAACAAACCAACCAACTTCGATAACCTAGATGAAAAGATAGATCATCTCCAGTATCAACATGACACGCTCTTAGAGTCTTTAGGAATAGCTGCATACAATCTAGATAAGTTTCTATTTGACGTGCTGATGCTCCGTATAGAGCGCATTGAGAGGCAATTACTATCTCTCGAACACTTCCGTGAAGATATTAAATTAACTATCACATATGACAACGACCTAGAAGGAATTAGTTTCGACTCATGGCAAAAAATATCATAAGCCGTTTTTCTCTAATATGGTTTTCAGTTTTTCGTTTTTGCACTTTTTCAATTCCGTTATTAATAAATACTCATATCAACTAATCAACGGACCTAATCACCAATGAATGATCAAGAACTAGAAGAACTAATGTTTCAAAACCTCTCACAAGATGCCAAACAACAATTCATTAAATTAAATGATACTGGAGCAACGCTAGACAGTCTTGGTGCTGATGCAAACATGAAAGCTAAAATCACTGATCTTCAAAGTCAAATCATATTAAAAGATCTATTAATGAAAAAAGAAAAAATAGATATGGCAATCCAACACGTTTCTAAACACTTCAAAACTACTGAAACAAAAATTAAAAATGCTATTAAGAAAAATGAAGAAGCAGAAACAGAACGCAAGATAGCTCTTAGATTAGAACGTGAAGAAAAGGAAAAGGCAGAAGATGCTGAACGTAGAGAACAATTAGCTAAAGAACAAGATGCTGAAATTGAAGCTAAGGAAAAAGAGAAAACAGAAAACGAGAAATTAGAAAAAGAAGAATCTGAAACTGAAGAAAAGTAATTACTTAATCAGTCTCCAAGTCTCTCTTACCTTATCTAGCTGATCTTCTAAACCCAACTCTATCAAAAGCTTCTCTGACTCCTTACCATAATTCAAAGAGCGCACATGACAAGACGATGAATACCTTCTGTGCTCAGGCTGTCTAGTATCAGGAGTTAGAGTAGTCTTTAATATCCAGCCACGATTATAGAACCTCTGATATATATGAGTGGGAGATAAAGAAACAGCAGTTGCAATTTCTCCAACAGTAAATGTCAATTGTGGTAATGGCGGTAATCTATTGTCAGTCTCTGACTGTTCCCAAGCAACAACATAAACACAATGTCTATTAACATCTTCAAACCACTTATGATCACTGTTATAAGGTCTAACTGGTCTAACCTGTAACTCTACAGTCTTAGTAAGATCATCTGTTATAGCTATCAACTCTTTACGATCATCTAGTGCTAGTGTCTTAACCTTCTTCTCAAGCTCTACTAATAGATTAGAAATATGTTTGATACGAGCAGCAGCACCACTATGTGGTCTATAAGATAGCGCGGAAGCTTTTAGCTTTTCCTTAATCTTTCTTTTCATATTTTTGAATTGTGTGTGTTTGAGATTTGTATATTTAATATTTATCTTTTCATGATTTTAAATTATAAGTTTTATAGATTTTGATATATCCAGTTCTTGAATTTACATCTCCATTAATCCCAAACAACAACTACAGAATACTGAATAGGTAAACATGCACCTCTTAGATCGTGCGTGTGCTGCTCTGAACCTGAGAATTAATTTTATCTATTCCAAAATCAATCAACATCCAAAACAAATCATTAAACAATCACTACTATCTAGCTGTTATCATGGCGTTTCACCCGCTATTAATTAGTATTATTGTTAGTATGTAAATGTTAGTACTAACAGGAGAACCAATAACCGTATATAAATCGTATAGTTACGGCAGATAAATTAAATTAATTATTGGTGATAGTTATCTTATGTAAATGACTGGCCATGTTTTAGACCATTATTTGTACATTTCTTGAACAATTATTTAATTATTTGATTAATTTTTGAACGATTAAAAAGCATTTTAATTCTGATTGTTTTCAGTTTAGTTAGTAGTTTTGGGACCAACGATTTCTGATAACCAGTTATATCGTACATCTTAGCTAATGGGTCGAAATTGAAATGCACTTTTTAATAATTAATTAATTTCTTAAATCAATCATCACCTCCACTAAACGATCTTCATACGGTTTCTCTAAATCATCCTACTAATTATTTTAATAGTTAATTTGCGGCCAGCTTCATCTAAAAAATGAACGCGTAAGTTTAGGATTACTAAATAAAGATACACATAAAGTTTTGGAGAACTTAAAAATGAATAATAAAAAATTAATTAATAAAAATGACGTTATAGATTACCCATCATTAAAACCGTACAAGAAACCTACTTCAAAATACTTCTACGTTAGCTTCCATATTAATGGCAGGCTCCAGTCTAAGAGTACAAGAGAAGAACATTGCCCTGACCGCGCACACACTAAAGCTCGTGACATTTACAAAGAGGCTTTTGAAGGTAGTAAGACAGAATTAAAAGGTAAGGTCATATCATTAAAAGATGCTACGGATAATTTTATTCAATGCAGACAGAACCAAAAACGACTTGATAACAATAAGTCTAAAACGATAGCCAACTACATTAGCCTTGTTCATAGAATGAATGGATATAGGGTAATTAATAATAAAACAATAAAAGTCACTGGTTTGGTTCATCCAGATACATTAATTCATGACATTACACAATCTGATGTGGATAAATTCATTTTCTCAATTGAAAACAGTGTTGCACCATCAACTGCGAAAGCCATGTGTCAAAAGCTCCGTATTATTTTTGATTTTTTCCTATTCGAAGATACAAACATAAGAAAAACGTTATACGCATTTAATAATTTAACGATACCAACTAATAAAGCCAGTCCAGCCACTGGTAAGAAGAAGTTTAAAGCTCCACCAAAGAAAGAATTAACGGTAACACCAGAACAGAAAGAAGGAATATTGGATTATTTAATTAATTCACCAAATCCTGAAAATTATGTAGCAGCTCTTGGATTAATGGTTTTACCCCTGCGGATTGGAGAGTGGTTTTCATGTACTTGGGATTCTATCAACCTAGAAACTAAAAAGATTCAAACTAATCGAAGTAAGGGGTCTGAGGATGGCACAGTGACGATACCAGAGCGTTTAGTGAAAGCGCTAAAGCAACAGTACAAAAAGACTGGGAACACGCCATACGTCTTCTACACGCCCAGATCAGCCACTGGATATAAATCACACTCAAATAATCGTTGGTTTAGAAAAGCAGTTGAAAGCTTACCTGATAATCCAAATAATCCAAAGCTGGTGGAAAAGAGAAAAGGCAAACAAAAAGTAACACCACATACACTGAGACATACGCTAGCTACAGAGTTAGCTGAAATATTAACTCCTGTTGAATTAACCCTGCATTTTGGCTGGTCCAGTGTCCAAATGGCAGAGCGTTATACACATAATAAGAAAAAGGATGTAACAGCAGATAAGGCTGCACAGCATATGGATAATATAATGAAATAATTAATTAAAAATAAATTCGTAAAAAACAATCAAGCCCAATTAATTTTGGGTTTTTTTGTGGGCGATATAAAGATATATAATTTAATAAATGCAATTAATTTTTCAACATGATCCAATAAGCATAAATACTGTTATGTAAACGAACGGTAGGAATTAATTATGGAATTAAGCAAGCAAGACAAAATAAGAAAGCAAGCTAGAGAACGTCAAAGAAAGTTCAGAGAAATTCATAGAGAGCGTTTGAACAAAGAGCAAAGGGAGAAGTACCAAAATACTAGAGACAGACTTGCAGAACTTGAAGCAAGATTTAATAGTGAAGGAGAATAACAATGTATTTTAATGGCGGTTTAACACAGGATAAAAATAGACGTTTTTGGTATGTTCGATTTTATGAAGGTTTTAAAGTATCAAAACAATATCGGTTTGATAAGTTTCAAATAATCCGCTATCTAGCCGACCCACAGCACTGGGAAACACAAATTGAAAGTGTATCTGATCACTCAAGGCTTGGACCAGAACATGATGCAAAGGTTTTAGCTGAAGAAGAAGAAAGAGAAAAACGGTTTCATGATAATTTTATGTCTGATCATCAAAAAGGATGGTCCGATAAGAAAATAAAGAAGGCTGATAAGAAATATAAAAAGTGGTCAATTAAAAATAGAATTAAAAATGAAGAACACTATGAAGCCTATAAAGCTACTCCATTTGGCAAGCTAGATATCACCTTGCACGAATGGAACAACACGCTACAAGATAATCACTTGATTTTAGCCAAGTCATATACAGATGATGAATTTGATGATTTATTGTCTGATAAAAAAATAACATGGCAAGAAGATGTAGCCCGATTCAAAGAAACGGTTTTACCAGCATCATCAGAGCGCGGAAGACCGTATGAAACGATTAATGTTGAAGAAGTAGAACGATATAAAAATGAAGGAGAGTAAATTATGACAAATAGAATAACACCAGAAGAATATGTAAAACGATTAGCAACAGTAAATCCAGATGTTATTGTTTTAGAAAATTATGTAAACCAAAAAACCAAAAGATGGTTTAAATGCAAAAAATGCCATGAAAAATTTGAAGCTTGGCCCGGAAATTTGATTAGAACACATCACCCTGCTACAGCTTGTCCAGAATGTGCAGAAATACAAAGACGAATATCTAAATCACAAACGCATGAACATTTTATAAAACTGTTATCAAAATATAATCCAAGAGTAGAAGCTATTGGAACATATGTTAAAAATTATCTAAAAGTAAAAGTAAAATGTAAAGATTGTGGTAATGAGTGGGAAGCAACACCATCAAATTTAACTAAATCTAAAAATGCTAGAGGCTGTGATATATGTAGTAGAAAAAGAGCCAAAAATCTAAAAACAATAACTCAAAAAGAATTTGAAAGGCTTAGTAAATTAAATAGTCCATATATAACGATATTAGGAAAATATGTAAGAGCTATTGACCCAGTAAAAGTACAGTGCGCTTTATGTGGGCATATTTGGAGTCCCCCAGCACGTAATGTAATGCATGGTAGAAATGGATGCCCTCCTTGTAATAACTTTGAAACTGTTTCTGAAAATATGCTTTTTGCTTATATGAAAGAAGCGTTTAAGAGATTAAAAATAAATCAAGGTGCAGAACCTGAACACCTTTATAACGAAGATACGAAATTCTATCAACACTATGATATATATTTTTTCAGGCATAAAATAGCTTTAGAGTATCAAGGTCACTATCATCATGGCGTAATAAAAGGAAAATCTAATATTATAAAATATATAGGTAGCAAAATAAGAGATTCCCGTAAAAGACACAAATCATTTAATAATGGTGTCATACAAATTGATATTCATCATAAAGATTTCTGTCATATACACAATAAAAAAAGACGTGAAGAATTCATAAAAAATCTTACAGCTTTCATTAAAGAGTTGATAAAGAATAGAGTTGATGGTCAAGGAGGACACGTTCTCTATAAACCGTAAAATTAAATATGGCTCTGAGTGTAAATAGTAATACACCCAGAGATTATATTTCATGCCGCAAAAAACACCAGAAATTTTATATTATTTTAAGAGTAAAAACTGCGCTCCCTGCAAATCAAGTTCCAAAACCGTAGATGAATACGTTTCAAATTCATTAAGCCTAAAAACAGTTGTAATTGATATAGAAGATATTGATGCTTTTGAATATTCTGCAATGTTTAGAGTACGCTCGTTACCCTGCATAATCGTAGTGGACAAACAGAACGAAGTTATTAACCGTTTTGACTCTGTTTCAGAAATAAATATTAAGAATTTACTAGCTCTTTAACCAGAATTTATAAAACTTCCAGTTTTTTTTATAAATAACTCATATCACACACAAATTAGAAGTCATGTGACTTTCTAATATATTCAATGACATGGGTTTAAGAATAGATGGCTACACCAAAGAAAGTTGGACCAAGAGTTTCCACCAGCACGAAAAAAGCACCTACTCCAAAATATCAGAATCAACCAAAGAACATTATCTATGAACCAAAACTAGATGCTGTATTGGCAGTTGAAAAAGAGATTGAAGGTCTTTTACCTCATGATCTTTTAAGAAGAACGGCACTTGGAAAACCAAACGTAATTACATATCCAACTGAACGCTATCATGAAAATGGTACTGACTACGATCTAATTTATGTTAGCGAAATTATATATCCAACACAGTCAGAAATTCAAAAAAGCCAAATTGAGAGCGCTGGCTATTTCCAACCCAAACTTTCTGCCATTGCAACCCAGAAGGTAGAGAAGAAAGTTATATCTGTTATGGAAGTTCCTCACATTGAAGCAGATGAATGGGAAGCAAAGGCTATTAAACAGGCAGAAGCTTTAGAAGAAAAGGCTCGCCAAATTGTCTAATACTATCCCAGCAACCACACAACAAGTTTCCGACCCAGAATTTAAAGTAGTTTTTAAACCATTAGCCGGTGCTCAAGAATTGATGCTCACTTGCCCAGCACAAAGACAATTATTTGTAGGAACAAGAGGTAGCGGAAAAACCGAAGTCACCCTAGCGCATTTCAGAAAATATGTTGGACTAGGATACGGAGCTAGTTTGACTGGAGTATATATTGCCCTGAGCTACAAGGCACTAGACGATATTATTAAAAAAAGTAGAAAGCTTTTTGGAAGCTTTGGAGATAACGCTCGTTTCTTATCTGCAAAAGGCTCATATCAGTGGGTATTCGCAGACGGAGCAACTTTAGCCTTACGTGTTGTTACAAACCAAACTCAATATGATGAAAATATTCACGGAATTGAATACTCGCATATTTACTTCAACGAGCTTAGCACTTGGCCTAACTTAGAAATCTATGATATGTGCCACTCATCTAATCGCCATAGCTTTGTTCCAGAACGTGATTCTCCAATAGATGAAAATGGAGTCATGCAAATTCTTCCACCACTACCAACTGTTTCTATAGCAACAACAAATCCCTCGGGCGCGTGTGCAAAAGAGATTAAAGCTCGTTTCGTTGATGTTGCCCCATACGGCTCCATTGTTAAAAGAGAAATGGAAGTATTCAATCCTAAAACAAACAAGATAGAAACAATGAGCAAAACTCAGTGTGCCATGTTTTCTTCTTGGATAGAAAATCCGTACTTGCCTCCAGAATATGGAATGGAGTTATACGATATAAGTGACCCTGCTAAAAGGCTTGCTTGGTTGACTGGCCAATTCTCAGAAAATGATGATTCTCTAATTTTTGGTGACTGCTGGGATTCAAAATTCAATGTGGTTAAAGATTTTATTCCACCACAAAACTTTCGTATATTCAGAATGTTTGATTGGGGTAGTAGTAAACCGTTTAGTGTTCAATGGGTAGCTATATCGGACGGTTCAGACGTAACTATAAATGGAAAGACTAGAAGAACAGTTAAGAATGATTGTTTCATCTTCAGTGAAATTTACGGCTGGAATGGTAAACCCGATCAAGGTCTTAGAATGTTAGCTACTCAAATAGCGCAACTTATTATACAGCGAGAACTTGATTTAGGAATTTATAACAAAGTAAAAGCTGGCTATGCTGATAGTTCGATTTTTAATTCTGAAAACGGTTCTTGCATTGCAGACGATATGGCAGAACCAGTTTTTATTAAAGGAAAAAAATATAGTGGTGTCAAATTTATACCAGCCGACAAGTCACCTAACACGAGGCCACTGGGCTTTGAGAGATTGAGAACGGCGTTTGCAAATGCTAGAGAGTTTGAAGGTGTTATAAGAGAGAAACCAGCAATATTTGTTTGTGAAGGATGCTCTGAAGGTGTACTAAGAACAGTTCCTTCACTACCACGCGATCCTAAAAAAGATTTAGATAGTTTGAAATCGAGTGAGGACCACTGTTTTTCTGGAGACACTAAAGTTCTTCTAACTGATGGAACAACTCCAACTATTGAATCTTTGATTGGCACTAATGGATTAATACAAACTTCAAAAGGTTCACAACAATATAGAAATGCAAGACTAATTAAAAACAATCAAAGAACAATCGTTTTAAAGTTCTCTGATAATTCTAAAGTTGAATGCACTCCTGATCATATGTTTCATCTTAAAAATGGTAAAACAATCAGAGCAGACAAACTAAAACAATCAGATGATCTACTAACCAGTAACAATAAAAATATTAACTTCATTGATATTGTAGAAGTTAGAAACAACGATGTTTATTGTTTAACAGTGCCAGCAACAGGCAACTTCGCATTAGCAAATGGATTAATAGTTTCAAATTGTGCAGATGTACTTCGATATCTAGCAAACGGTATGAAATCATCTTTTACAACCACTGGCCGACAATCAGGATATTTCTAAGTATCTAGAGCCAATTTTTATAAATAAAGGAGCACACCAACAAACAGAAGAACCAATCATATGTCTTTAAAAAATCTGCATCCACAATTCGAAGATATCTCAGATGAGTACGAAAAAATTAATGATGTTCTTGGTGGAAGCCGTGTTGTTAAAAATAAAGGCGTTCACTATCTTCCCGCTACGTCTGGTCAAGTTGTTGATGGCTACGGTAAAGCTGGAACTCTTGGACAACAGAACTACGAATCCTACATTACGAGAGCTATCTTTCCATCCACTTATGAAACAGCTCTTAGACGTATCTTAGGAATTCTGCATAGAAATCCTGCAAACATCAAACTTCCAGACAGTATGAAAGCTTTATACACAGATGCAGATGGCGCTGGTACTTCAATATATGATCTTCTCAAAAAAATCAACGAATATCAACTTGGGATTGGCCGCTGTGGAGTGCTTGGTGATATTAAGGTTCTTAGTAACAATAAAATTCTTCCTGTATTAAAAATCTATTCTGGAACAGCAATTCCTAATTGGTCTGAAGACTGTCATAGCGCTGCTGAATTTGTATTACTTAATGAAACAGGGCAAAAGATGAATCCAGAATCTTTTAAGTATGAAGAAATCAAACAATATAGAGTAATTAGAGTAATTAAAAATGCAGAAGGTGAATCAACTTACGTCACTGCTACAACCAATAATGAATCAGATGAAATTAGCGAATTAACATACATTTCTCCTAATGCACAAGGCGCGACACTAGAAGAACTACCTTTCAGCTTTATTAATGCTGGTGATACTAAATGCTGCATTAGTATGCCGCCTATGAGCGGTCTGGCCGATATGTGCATTTCTATCTATCGTAGTAGTGCAGATTTAGAGCAAGCACTTTTCAATACTTCTTCAGATACTCTTGTTATCACTCGTACTCAAAGTATTGCAGATGATGAAGACGAAACAATCCGCACAGGAGCTGGCAGTGTAATTAAACTTGGAAAAGACGACAATGCAAAGTTCATAGGGGTGAACTCTAAAAGTATTCCATCTCAAAGACAGAACATTGAATATAAACATGAAATGGCTTCACAGTTAGCTTCACAGCTTGCCATAGAAAGTAAGTCAAGTAGAACAAGTCAGGAAGCTTTGGCCACTCGTTTGGAATCCGCTACGGCAGCATATTCAGCACTAGCTCTAGCTGGAGCAGCAGGTCTTGAAAATAGTCTAAGAAAACTAGCTCCATTGTTTGGCGTTCAAAATCCAACTGAAGAAATCGTTGTAACTCCAAATCTTGAGTTTGCTGCGGCTGTTCTTGATAGTGATACTTTTGTTGATCTTCAATCAGCTAAGAATAACGGTTTACCACTGTCTAACAAGTCACTTCATAAGAACCTTGTTAAAAGAGGTGTAACTGAAATGACATATGAAGAAGAACAAGCAGCTATAGCAGCAGAAGAAACGTTGCTTTAATGAATGCCTACTTCAAACGATTTAATATTTGAATCCTTTATTCGTCGCCAAATATATCTGACGAAATACGCGAATGGATTAGTTAAAGACTCTGTAAAACTTTTATCTAACTCTGAAGATGAATTATCAAAGAACCTTCTTTTCTACGCTGATAAATTATCTAATACCAAACCAGCAACAGCAGCATATAAACGGACTAAAGACCAGCTTGTAAAAGAGCTTACAAAAATCCGTAAACCAGTGTATTCAACTCTACGAAATACAATTCTAGATGAAATGATAGAGCTTGCAGTTATGGAAGCTGATTTTGCTGCAAAGACTATTAATGCATCTGTTCCAACAGATAAGCCTAATGATTTTGTTAAACCTACTAGAACAGAATTAAAAGCATCTTTAAGTGCAGTGCTTCTCCCTGAAGGGAAGAACTTACCAGAAATGTTAGATGCAATTGAAACAGCAGATATTTCTCGTATGACTGGACAACTAACAAATGCATTGAACACAGGCTCCACACCAGCGCAAGCTACAAAGATTGTAAAAGATGGAGCTATAAAAAGAAGTAAAGAAGTAGCTGCAACCATTGTTAGAACTGCAACAAATTCTACAAGCGCACAAGCTAAAAACGATTTATACGATAAGAATAAAAAGTTCGTCGAGAAAGAAATCTATCGTGCAACATTAGACTCAAAAACCACACCCCGATGTTCATCACTAGATGGCAAGATTTACAATATTGGTGATGGTATTTTCCCTCCACAACATTGGAATTGTCGTAGTGTTCGAGTGCCTTACATAGACAGAGACAACTCTTTTTGGAACCGCGCATTTGACCCTTCAACAGAAAAAACATTGCTTAAAGATTACGCAAAACAGAACAAACTTACAGGTATTAGAACTAGAGCTGATCTTCCACATGGCACTAAACAATCATTTGATAAATTTGCCAGAAAAAGAAGACGTGAATTAATTGGACGCGCTCCAGACAAAGTTAATTATTCTGAATTTCTAAGAAAGCAGAGTAATGACTTTCAAGAGGAAATATTAGGAATTGAGAGAGCAAAAATCTTTAGGGAATCAGGTAAAGATATTGGAGCGTTTGTTAATCCTAAAGGTGATTTCTATACATTGGCAGAATTAAAGAACAAAAAGCTATAAACGCATAAATATATAACACACACTTTTTAAAGGACACACACATGCTTGAAGAAAAATACGAAGATCAGGAATCAATCCCTACAGGGTTTGAACACCTGTATGTACAAGGTGAAGAAGGTGAAGGTTTTTCACTACGAGCACCCGATCAAATTAAAACGGTAGACGATACGCAAGCTCTACAAAATGCATTAGCAAAAGAGCGCAATGATCATAAAGCAGTCAAGACACAGCTTAATAGTTTTGATGGACTAGACCCTACTGAAGTAAGAACTCAATTAGATGAAATTGAAGTACTTCGCGCTGAAGCTAAACAAAATCAGAATGGCGATGTTGATGAGCTTGTAACAGCTCGTTTAAATGCAAAGACTGCACCTCTCCAGCGAACCATAGACCAACTAACAAAAGACCTTGATGAAAAATCAGAAGTGATTAATGGGTTCAAGACAACTGCAACCAAATCAAAAATTAATAATGAAGTTACAACTGCTCTGACAGAATCAAAAGTTCGTAGTGAAGCACTAGCCGAATTACAAACAAGTGCAGAGTATATCTTTGAATTGAATGAAGATAATTTAGTAGTCACAAAAGATGGTCTTGCAAATGTTCCAGTAGGTCTTACTCCTGATCAATGGGTAAATCAAAAAAGAGAAACTTCTCCGTTCTACTGGCCAGAGAGTCAAGGTGCTGATGCAACTGGTTCAACTACAACCTATCCTAGCAACGCTAACCCGTTTGATGAAAAGGGAGGCACTTTCAATATGACTGAAGCCAGTAAATTAATCAAAACTAACCCAACTAAAGCTAAACGTCTAGCTGATGCTGTTGGATACAAAATATAAATTATAAATATTTTAAGTAAATAGATATAAATAAAGATTAGACAGAACTTTTTTAATCAATGAATGTTCATTGAACCAAAGATTTTGTAAACACAACAAGAGTAGTAACAGAATTCAAACAGGGATGGCCCCGCTCGAATTTTGTCGATATAAATCGGGGCCGAATTTCGTCTGAATATTAGGTTCGATTAAAAATAATTTAATTAACCATAAACAGAGGAATTCTCAATGGCTGAAGTAAGACTAAGTGACATAATCGACCCTACGATTTTTGCCCAACGCGCTCAGGTTCTAACCGAGCAAAAAACCAACGTATTAAACAGTGCTGCTGTTTCACGCTCCCCACAACTAGATGCATTTTTGGCTGGCGGCGGTAGTGAAGTGGAAGTACACAGCTTTAAAGATCTAGATGATTCTGATGAAAATATCAGCAGCGATGATCCGGCTGTAAAATCTGATAGCTCTAAAATCACTGCACAAACCGAAGCAGCTAAACGTCTATCTAGAAACAAATCATGGTCAACTATGGATTTAGCGCGTGATATTAGCGCTATGACTGAAGATCCTGCTGATGCAATTGCTAACCGTGTTGCAGCTTACTGGGCACGCCGAATCCAAGCAGTCATGATGGCCCAACTAAAAGGTGTATTTGCACAAAACCTAGCCAATGAGAACGATATGATTCTGGATATATCTGGTTCTGCTTATAGTGCTGGTGTAACTAATATCACAACTGGTGCAATTGTTGATGCTGTAACTGGTATGGGAACGTCACAGGCTAATTTGTCTTCTATCGTTCTACATCCGGTCGTTAAGGCCACTTTGAAAAAGGATAAGTTAGTTGAACTAATTCGCGATCCTTCTACTGATCAAGAATTCGAACGAGTGCTTGGTCTAACCGTAATTAACGATGAAACTGTTCCTTTCGATACTGGGGTTTATTCCACATATATCGTCGGCGCAAATTCGGTGCAATGGGGCATGGCATCGCCTACAACTCCTGTTGAATTTGATCGAGATGCGAAAGCAGGCAATGGGGGTGGGATGGAAACTCTCACAAATCGTGTTGAGCTTTGTTCTCATATAACTGGTTATACATTTTCTGGTGTGAACAACCCCAGCAATGCTGTACTTGAAGATGCGGCTTCATATTCTCGCGTATATGACGAAAGAAAACAGTTGAACCTAGTCGAATTAATTACTCGGGAGAGCTAAGAAAAAACTTTTAAACGTAAGTTTAAAGAGTGTGTGGAATGTTGGGACTGCATTAGTGCAGTCTCAGCTTCTTTTTTTATAAATACATACACAAACACACAACACTTCAAAGAGTAATTAATTATGTCAGAAGATAACGAACAAGAACAACAAGAACAACTAGATCAAGAAGACGATCAAGAACAAATCAAAACTAAAGCTAAAGCAAAATCAAAAAAAGTCTCTAAGCCTAAAGACCCTATGAAAAAGGTTAATGAAGACGCTGCTGAAGCTCTAGCCGCTAAACAAAAAGCTGATGCTGATTATGAAGAAGCTCGCCAAGCACGTTTCAAAGTATTAAATGATGAAGCTAAGGCAACTGATAAGCAAGCTCTAATGCTTGATGAAGTTAGACGCTATCAACAATCAGCAATTAAACAACGTGCTAAAGAAGCAGAACTAAAAGCAGCACTAGCAACCAAGTTATTGAAGTAATCCAATGGCTATCATTGTTGAAGACGGTAGTGGTATTGAAAATGCAAATTCATATGTTTCGAAAGAAGATATGGTTGCATTTCTAGCTGCACGTAATTTAGAAATTGAAGCCGATAATCAGAGTGCTTCATTATTCCTTGCAATGAGTATCTTAGAAGCAGAAAGCTTTAAAGGTTCCAAAGAAGAATCATCACAAGCACTCTCTTTTCCACGATCACAAATCACTGATAAAGAAGGTAACGATATTGCAGAGAACACAATTCCTAGTAGTGTCGTTAATGCTTTGTGCTTTTTAGCTTATTACCTAGATCAAGATGAAGACTTTATTGGACAAGCAGAGCCAGCAGTAAAAGAACGAATGATTGATATATTAAAAGTTAAATTTGCTGTCGGGGAGGATTTAGTAGCGCAAAAAAATAATATCAAAAGTCTTCCGTTAGTTTATAACCAGATTAAGCATCTTCTAAAGAATAGCTCTAGCAATTCTGGACGTACTATTCGTGGCTAATTTTCTAAAAGATCAGCGTAGCGCGACTAAAGATATAAAAGAGAACGGAAGACTCGTAACCCTATTATCTCCTAAAGCATCTACTCCAACAGCGTCTAAAAGATCAAGTCATGGTTTTAATCAAGACTATTCTTCAGGTGCACCTAGTTCTGATGGTTTGTATGATGAAACCCAAATCAGTGTAGTTCAGACTAGCTTCGATAGTGAAATGGTTGATGGTGTAAAGATCAGACAGACAGACTTACGCTTATTAGCATCTGGTGCATTAACAATTTCAAGCTCACACAAAATCAAAGATGGTAATCGAACATACGATATTTTAAATATTGAAACAGTTCGTCCAAGCAATATCATAATTTTGTACAAATTACAGGTTAGATAATCATGAGTGTTGATATTAATGCAGTAATTGCACAAATGTTTGAAGACACAACTGATGCATATCGCCTTACATGCGCTCTTACAAGCTCAGAGTGCGTAGATGAAACACCAGTACTATCGGGTTCACTACAAGCTTCATGGACGCCTAACGCTGGCCCTCCTAAGCCTGAGAACATTGATACAAGAGGTGAGAACTCTAAACGCCATGACATTTCAGGAGTAATAAATGAACTAGAGCTGGATGATGAATATTCTTTATCTAATGCACAGCCTTATGCACTTATTACAGAGTTTGAAAATCATTCAGCTAAAGGTGATCTTATGCTGACTAAAGCAACAGAACGATTTTCTGCATTTGCAGATCAAGCAATGAAAAAGCACATGAAATAAATATGGAATTTTTACTCAGACAGACATATTACAACGCTCTTGAATCATTTGCTTCAACTAACAACGTGGATATCATATTTCCACAAACTGATAATGCACAAGAGACTGAAGACAACGAATCAAACCTAATACCAGATGATTTTGAGAATAATGAAATCTTCTATAAATGCAAAATTCGCTCAGTAGTACCAGACACTATAGGCATTAGATACGGTCTTGCATATTATAAATGGATTGTTCAGTGCTCAATTTATACCAAAGCTGGCATCACAGAATCACTAGCTTCTTATCATGCAGACCTACTTAAAGAAGAATTTAAATTTGGTGCCAAAAAAGAAGCGTCCGACACTAAATACACATACAAGTTTAAACAAGAAACGAATATACGATTAGCAAGCCCGATTAAGGTAGCCAATTTTGTTGCACTTCCCTGTTTATTCACTGTTGCAACAGTAAGATAATTTTAACAATTTAATTTAACACTTTATATATAAAGAGGATATACAACAAATGGCATCACAAGGAAAAACAGGAATAGGCAGTTACATTGAAGCAACAACTGATTTGGTTGACCCAGCACTAGCTAAAGATGAGACAAACTATGCGGCCCTCACAAATTTTAAAGCCAGTAATGAAGAAATATCCGTTGGCAGCAACGGGAGCACGAACTCAATCGTGAGTTACACGACAATTCGCGACGGCCAAACTAACAAGAGGGTCAGCTTCTCTGATCAAGGCACCATGCAGCTTCAATTCGCGTGGAACGTAGAGGATGATTTACAGGTTTTACTTAAAGCTGCTGCTAAATCAAAAGCACGTATTACTGTACGTGAAAATCTTTCTGATGGAACAGTTTCATATTTTGAATGCTATGTTTCCAGCGCTACAAAAAACACTGGTGATGGAAACTCTGTGATCATGTTTGACGCTACTGCCGAGATAACTACAGAGATACTAGAAATCTTGCCTGCTTAATTTTAAATAATTAAAGCTTAAAAACTCAAAGCCTGTCCCATTGATTTGGGATGGGCTTTTTTTGTGTCTGTGTTTCGTGCTGATTCTTATAAATACAAGTGATTTTATAAATTCACACACAAAGGAAAACACACAATGAAATTATCAGCCTTAGCAGTAAACGAGACAACCACTTTAGAACTAATCAATCCAAATACAGAAGCTCCGCTTGGAATTTTTGTAGAAGTTCACACACCAGATTCAGCTAAGTGGAAACAGTTAGATAAGAAGTACAAAGATCATACAAAGAAGACTTCTATTTTAATTGGAAAGAAGGGCGAAAAAAATGAATATCAAGTAGATCCCTCGGAGGCTGAAAGCCGTGAAAAGGTTTTAATCGCCGCTGTAATCGAAATTACAGGCATCGAAGACGATGATTTCAACGGTAAGGCTCAAGCAGATATTCAGAAGCTTTTAAAAGATGTTTCATACCGATGGATGCTTGAACAGATCGGAGAACATTGTTCGGAGCGTAGTAATTATTTTTCGCTTCTAAGCAGCGATTAATACTAGTCGCTGAAAGTTATGCATGGTTGGGCGCGGTGCAAGATCGTTCTAATATCGGAGTGGAAATTCCGGTATTAGATTCATATGAGGAATTTATGTTCGAAACAGCAAAAGAAATAGGTTTATCAAGAAATGGAAAATCTGTTTCATTGACTGAAATCGAAAGTTATATTCGTTTATCGGGTATTAAATTCACTTTGCCTGAAATTCATCTTCTTCAAGATATCTCTGCTGCGTTCGTTAATGGCTCTCATTACTATCAAGATGATAAGCGTAAAGATGCTGAACCACCATTTAAAACAGAGCTGACTCTACAAGCACGTCAAGATGCTTATAACGAGCAACGTAAACAAGAACGTGCTGAACACAACGCAAATATTACAGCTAAACGAGAAGCTGAAGAAGCTAAAGCACTAAAGAATAATGGTGCTAAGTAATGGCGTATAAGAGTGAACTAGCTTTTATTGTAAAAGCTCAAGGTATAAATAAAACCAAAGCAGATTTGGCTGCAATGGGTACTACTGGTACTAAGTCTACCACTGCCATGACTGCTGGTTTTAATAGACTAAAGCTAGCCGTTGGTGGCATTGGATTAGCACTAGTTGCAAAAGAAGCTGTATCAATGGCTACAAGCTTTCAAGCATCAATGAATGATGTACAAGAGAAGTTAAACCTAACTGGTGATGCAATGGTAGAGGTTAAAAACTTTGCTCTTGATATGGGTGCAACTACAGCTTTTTCAGCTTCTGAAGCAGGTGATGCATTAAGTGATCTTGCAGCATTGGGATTAGATGCTAGCGAATCAATGAAAGCTCTACCCGATGTACTAAATCTAGCAGCAAGTTCAGGACTTACTCTTGACGACGCTGCAAGAAAAACAGCAGTAACTCTTAAACAGTTTGGATTAGATGTTGATCAATCAACTCGTGTAGTTGATCTACTAGCTGGAGCGGCTGATTCTAGTGCTGCTAATGTTAGTTATTTAACTGAAGTATTTGGTAAGGCAGGTCCAACTGCAACTGAGTTAGGTGTATCAATGGAAGAATTAGCATCTGCTGCTGGTGTTCTAGCGGATAAAGGTGTTAAGGCTGAAATTGCAGCAACAGGGCTAAAAAATATTATGCCTCAATTGATAACACCTTCAAATGCTGTTGCAGAAAAGCTTGGACTTTTAGGAATTAAGGTTGAAGACTTTGTAACTGTTGCTGCAAATGGAGAGAGACAGTTTATAGGACTAGGTGCAGCATTTGATCTGATAAAAGATTCTGGTGCAGATGTTCCTGCTGTAATGGAAATACTTGGCCGTGAGATGACAAGTTTACTACCTGTAGTGCGAGGTGGTTCAGAACTAATGCAGGGATATGCAGACGCTACAGACGCTGCTGCTAGTGCTTCAAAACAAGCACAAACACAAATGCAGGGACTTCCCGGAGCTTTCAAATTATTATCTTCAGCATGGCAAGCCGTAAACCTAGCAGTAATAGGAAGTGGTGAGTTAATTGAAACTACTATTAGAGGATTAGCTAAGTTACTTATATGGTTGGCTCAAGTAGGAGTTCCAGCTATACAAGTAGTTTATGAAGCATTTAAATCTCTTTTTACAGTAGATATAGACCCAGTAACTGGCCAGATAACCAGAATGGGTACGGCAATGCAAATTCTTAAACCTATTGTCGATGGTCTTATTACAGGCTTTAAATTGGTTTGGGATTTAATTAAAACAATCGCAGAAGCTTTCATAGCTTTAAATAATGCGATACCAATTAGTGATGTAAAAATTCTCACTACTGTTTTAACTGCACTTGGTAAAACATTAGGTGTTCTTGCTCCAGCAATTGTTTTAATTGGTACTGGTTTAGTTGCAGCTAAAGTAGCCACTATTGCATGGGGTAAAGCCGTAACCGTATATGCAACCATTGCTAAAACAATCACAACTATTACAACTGCTGTTAAGTTCTTAACAATAGCAATGGCTGCAAATCCAATTTTAGCTCTTGTTACAGCTCTAGCACTTGCAGCAATCGTTCTTATAACTAATTGGGATAAGGTAGCACCATTTTTTAAGAAGATGTTTGATTCCGTTTCAGGTCTTTTTACAGGCTTTGTTAAATATAATACAGACCTTTTAAAGAAATTTATTCCAACTGATTTAATTTTTGCAGCATGGGATGGTGTTAAGAGTTATTTCTCTAATTTATTTTCAACTACCATAGAAATATTTTCAGAAGGTTTTCGATTAATTAAATCTGCAATATTTGATTATCATCCAGCCATTTTAATTTACAAGCACTGGGATGATCTTCCACGATTCTTTCTAACGATACTTCCAAAAGCTCAGGTAGCAATCGTTGCAGGCTTTCAATCAATCAAAGTTGCCATAGCTACAAAATTAGATGAAACATTTGCAGCAATTTCAAAATGGGTTTCTGATGTTATTAAAATGTTCTCAGAAATGGGACCAAAAATAATCAAGGCTGTTAAAGATGGAATAGTTGATTTACCACAAACATTAGGCGAGCTTGGCGCAAAAGGAATTTTAGCTTTTATAGGTGCTACTGATGCTGCTAAAGATTTGGTTACTGGTGCTGGTAAAGATACAGCTAATAGTTTTACTGAAGGTGCTGCAAGTCAATTAGACAGTATTGCTAACTTTGGAACTGCAACTACAAATGAATATGTTTCTGGTATTACTTCAAGTGCTGATGCTGTTGCTGAAGCTGGTCAAGAATTGTCTGATGCTGTAACAGTTCCATTAGAAGATGCTGTTGAAGTTGTAAAAACAAAATTTCAAGAACTATCTGAAGCTGCTGATATTCAAAGAATCGCATTAACTAAAGGTGCTGATGCTGCTCGTATACATACATTATCTATGGAAGACATGTCTATTGAAGAAGCTAAGGCTGTTGTGGCAAAAGAAAATTATAATAAGCAACTAGAAAAACAACAACAACTTCAAGAAAAATTAGATGGCATAGTTGATCAAGCAAACCAAGATTTAGAATACTCAAACATACTTTTAAATGATGGTGTTGATGCTGCTTATGCATATGCTCTAGAACTTGAAGGTATGGAAAAAGGACTTGCTGAATCTACGGTAGCAACTGAAAATCAAACACAAGCAAATATTGATGCATTTAGAACTCAGGAAGATGTTAAAGCCAGTATTGAAGAAGCAAATGAAGCACTAAAGATTTCTAAAATACGTCTTAATGAAGGTGAAGAAGCTGCACGATTATATACACTTGAAACACAAGGTCTATCAACTGCTAAAGCTGCTGATGTTATAGCTACAGAAAATCAAACAAAAGCTAATGAAGATGCTATTGCCATAATTGGAGAATTATCCAATTCAATTGAAGACACTTTGATTTCTGTTCTTGATGGTTCGAAGTCTGCAAAAGATGCTTTCTCTGATCTAGGTGATTGGCTCACTGATTGGCTAAAGAAGAAAATACTTGAGTTTGCATCTAATGCAATTCTAGTTTCTGTAGGTCTTGGTGATACTACTGCATTAACAGAAGGTCTAACTGCTCTTAAAGCTGTTGGTTCTAAAATAATAAGTGGTATTGGAAGTGTTTTTGGAGGCAGTGCTGCTGTAGCCGGTACTTCTGGTACTGCTGGTGGTCTTGGAGCTGCTGGTGCTAGTGCAGGGCTTCCTGCTGCATCTTCTATAGGCCCAGCAGTTGCTGCTGCTGCTCCTGTTGTGGCTGCTTTAGTAGTTGCTTATATTGGTAAGGAATTCTTATCAAGTGCTTTGGGTGGGGATGTAAAGGCAAGAGGAAATGGTGTAGAAGTAGGAGTTGGAGATAATGGTGCTTTAGAGGCTCAGAATTTTCAAGACTACTCAAAAAGAAAAGCTCTATGGTCGGGTACAAAACGATGGACAGAATATGACGATGTAGACAGCGATGTATTTGCAGGTCTTAATACCGCTCTTTCTAGTGTTACAGATTCTGTTGTTAATCAATTTGAACAGATGGGTTCACAATCTAGTGATGCAATTTTAAGTGGATTTAATGTTGAGTCAGTTAAATTATATGCAGCTACTTTTGATGAAGATTTAGCTGAATGGTTAGCATCATCACAAGAAGAAGCTTATAGAGTTGCCATAAACAATGCATCTCCAAAAATACAATCATTGATCAGTGATCAGGTAGGAGACATAACTGAAGCAACTGGTGAAGAATTAGCTCAAGCATCAACACTAGTATCAACAGCAATTGGTGTTATAGGTCCAGCATTTGAATCACTTGGTGTAGATTTTGGAAACGCTAGTGATACCGTTATACATAATGTTAGTGGATTCGGTAGAGAATTAGAGCTTACTGGTGAAACCACTTATACAGCAGCAAACAATATGATTCTATTAACAGAAGCATTAGGTGGTGCTGATCTGGCTACTCAAAAACTTAATTACGTTATGCAAAACCTAGCTCCAGAAGCTATAGGAACTCAATTTACTATAGATAATATGGCTGGTTCTTTAACTGAATTTGATGCAGCTACGCAAGCAGCAGGATTTGGAACAATTCGAACTAAAGATGCATTGTATGAATTTATAACTAGCCAAGAAAAATTAGGTGAAGCTGGAATAGAAAATATTGCAATTGCAGTAGACAATGCAGCAGCAGTTATAGCTCTATCAGAAGCACTAGAAGCACAGCAAGCAAGAACCACTGCAATCACTGAAACGTTCTATGCATTAGGTGTAAGTATTGACCCATTAGCTCCAACATTTGGGCAGGCTTCAGAAGCCATTGTAGAGCTTATGGGAGGCTTTGATGCTTTCACAAGTCAGACTTCCAGCTACATAGATCAATACTACAGCGATTCGGAGAAAGAGTCTCTAGCACGTAATAACAATGCAGCCAGTATTTTAGCGTTAAACGAAACTCTTGGATTATCTCAAGGCTCTTATATCGACACAAAAGAAGAATTAAGAGCGTTTGTAGATAGCTTAGATAATTTGGACACAGACCCCGCACAACAGTCGATGTTCGCGTTAGCTATGAGCATGGCAGATGGTGTTGCAGAATTCGACGCTGGCGGGAAAACTCTAACAGAAGTTCTTGGTGGTATCTCACAAGAAGAATTCCCTAACTTTGAATATCAGCTAGGACAATCAAGAGAACAATTAAATCAGTTTGCTATTGATGCTGAAGCTGCTCGTAATCAAACGTCTGCTTTAAGTGAAGCATTTATTGAAAATGCACGATTAACAGCAGAATCTACAGCAGCAACTGAATATATCAATGTTGTTAATCAACAATTAACTGATGGTCTTATCACGCAGGCAGATGCAACAATTTTAATTGATAATCTAAAACAAGAAGCATCAGATAAAGAGCTTGCTGCAACACAAGTTCTTATAGATGCCGCTAACAATAAGACAACAATAGAAATTGATAACGCTAATGCAGTTGTAGATGCAACGGTTAATGCAGCCGCTGCAAAAGTAGAAGCAGAATTTAATGCTAATGATGCCATTGCAGCAAACCAAGCTCAATATCATGCTGATCAATTAAGAGAAACACAGGTTTCTATTCTAAACAGAATACGCGCTGAAGCAGAAGCCAATGGAACACTTCTCACAATGTCTCAACAGATAAGAGAAGGTCTAGCAAAGAAACGTGCAGAAGCAGATGCAGCAGAGCTAGCAGATAAAGTAGTTCATGTTGCTTCTTTAAAGCTTGCTCAATTGAATGCTGATAAAGCTTCTTTGGATCTTAGTACTAAACATGGTGTTGAAAAAGCTAAATTACTAAGTCAGCAAATCACAGATCAAGAAAGGAAATTATTATCTCTTAAAGATAATGCTATTCAAAAATTCCAAGAAATGAACACTGGTATTTTGGGTAAGACAGATACAATTAAAAATACTGTTACTGGTGCATTTGGAGATATTTCAAATTCAGTTGCTGGTGTTCTATCTAGTATTTCTAAGTCTGCATTTGATGCTAAAAATGCTGCTGATCAAGCAAGACAAATTAGAGAATTCACTGCTAATCGTGCTGCTGATTTTGAACAGAAATATAGCACTGCTGAAATCATGGCAAACATTAATAAGAATAATGGTATCGACGGTTCACATATGCTTGGTTTAGCAAAAGTTCCGTATGACGGATACATTGCAGAGACACATAAGGACGAGGCCATACTCACACCAGCACAAGCCGAAAAATGGCGTAATGGTGAAGTTAATCGTGATATGCCTACTCCTGTTCGAACCAATAACAATAATTCAAATGTAGTTGTTTTGAACGATATTAAGAAAGAGTTAATGAAGCAACGTGAGTCTAATGAAAAACTAATGGCAAGAAACAATCAGCTAACTGAAATGGTTGTTAATGGTTCATACAAGACTGCATCTAAAGTTGAAGATTTAAATAATACAACTAAGCGAAATATACAACGGACAGACAAATAATGTCCTTTCAATTTGAAAAACACAGCTCTGGAGTAATTTTTTGTTCAGCTAAAAATGCAGACCGATTTGCTGGTGGGCTGGTTAAATGGGTAGAAACAGATGATGGATTACAACCATCTGGAAATAGCTGGACAGAATTTCAAGCAGCACGTTTACGTTTTAATTTCAAAGTTGATACAGCTGGTGATTATAAATTACATATTCGATTAAGAACATTTGATAGAGATGCTTATATTTGGTTATCACTAGATTCATCCGTTGAATATCTTTTCAATAATGAAACCCGTAATTTTGGTCGAGCTAAATTTAATGAATCAATATTTCGAAATAAAAAAACTGATAATCCAAATTTCTATCTTTCTGCTGGCAAACATCATATAGATATCTGTTCTATTCATGAAAGTATCGAAATCACTCGTATTTCTATTTCTCCAGCCGCTAATAATTCAGTTCCTGATAACTCCACAGGTAATGGTGGTACTGATGTTAATACTGGAGGGGAAGCAATAATTTCTAATAAATCCTTTATTGACAGTCTCCATGATGAAACTAGAAAAAATATTCAAGGTACTTTATTTGAAATGTTCAATGCTGGTAGCGCGGTGCGTTTTGCTAATAAACCATTTTTATCTAAAGAGAATCTTGCATACGATGATGGTCTAGTTGGTGATTCATTCATTGAAGAAAGCTTGTCAACTGGTGAAAAGATTGTTGGTGATATTACAGTTATAACTGAACCTGAAGCACAACCAATTCCATTACATCAAATAGATTTTCGTGGCTACAATCTAGTGCAAAAAAACGGTGATTTAGAAACCGAAGATTTTCAGATAACAACTACGAACACAATTAAAAACTGTAAGAGAGAATCACAGAATCAATATAGATTCGAATTAGTCCCTAGCACTGATGTATACCAGAGAACTTTTTATAAAGGTGCTGATGTAATACGTGAAGGAACATTGGCCGATGAACTTGACTGGCTGCTAGATCAATTTGAGGGAGCTTCGAGTGCCAAAAATGTAAACGTTCCAGATAGTGCTTATGGTGAAACTGTTAGATATGCCGTAACAGAAAGTTCTACGATGGATGAAATTCTTGATTTATTTGTTGCAGGATTTAATGGTTTTTGGAGGA